TGGCGACGGTTAACTAGATCCTGGGAGTCCTTGAGTTGCTGTTCAAGGGCAGTAACGTCTGACATACCTAATGGTCCTTAGATATTCGTTTGAGTTTTTTAGTAGAAAGCTGGATCCTGATTAAGATCAGCCATCTGATAATCTAACTCTGCCGGGGCATAACTTGTGTCAATTGGGGCAGGTCCAACATTCGACATGTCGGATTTAGTTCTGCTCAATTCATTGAATCCAACGGCAGCTTCTACGTCTGGATCAATTTCGTCGAACTTCTTCGAACGAAGCAGGGCCTTGGTTACTTCAAGATCCTGGTTGCCTTCAGCCTGGGCACGGTTGCGTTCCATCTCACGCGCATGGGACGTACCGGTTTCCTGCTCGACATAATCGAGATCGGTCTTCTCAGCCTTGGATTGAGCTTCCTTGGCCTTGGCCTGGTTGAGCGCTACCTTGCTTTCCAGCTCGGCCACTTCAGCTTGAAGCTTGCGCATTTCCAGTTGCTTCACCTGTTCCATCATCGGGTCAGGCTCAGGCTTGAAGCTGCGGATCTTGCGAGCCAAAGCAGGCATACGCTTAAGCTCAGCGATCTCAGCCAGGATCATCCGGCGCATTTCCGGATCTTCGTTCGGGCCAATCGTCTGAAGCATGAAGGCCAAGTCTTGCGACTTGGCATTGTCGACTTCAGCCGTCGAGATATCGACTTCCAGGTCAAACTCGCCAGCCAGGTCTTCGCGGTTGACGGTGACAAACTCTTCGTTGGTCAGGCGAACCACTTCCTGTTCGGACAGGAACTCCTGGTTCATAGCGATGATCTTGCGGCCAACCTCGCTCATGCCTTTGGCCAGACGGCGCAGGATTGCCATTTCCCGCTTCGAGGCAGCATCCAGCACACCGCGAATACCGGCAGCCACATCGCCATAAGCTTCGCCCGACATACCGCCTGCAAAGCTCTTGACCCCGGTCAGGGCTTCGGCTTCCTGGTTCTGAAGATTGAGCATCAGCAGGGCTGACTGCGGAATCTCCGGATACTTGTGTTCAATCAGGCCGGCCTGAGGCGGCATGTTGGGATTGAACTCGTAATCCTGCCCATTCTCGTATCGGCGCCGGTTGAGAGGATCAAGCATCCCCTTGGCAAAGCCCTGCTGACCATTGGCAGAGCGGCCCAGAAGATCGACCAGTCCACGGCTGACAGCACCCAGGATTGCCTGGTTGTCTTCCAGCAGCTCGGCATCCGGCTCACCGTACAGCTCCCGCTTGACCGGAAGATAGGGAACCACAACAAACGGCAGCTTCTGATCGGGGAACGGGTTCAGCTCCATCCGGATCATCACATCGCCAATCCAAGTGGCGAACATCGGAACCAGAACGCCATCACCCTTGATGTCGTAAAAGCCCCAGTATTCGTAGGCGACCACCTTTTTGCGGGTAGCATCGTGGTGGTTGAACGTGTCCGGAGTCCGGCTCTCGTGATCGGTCTGAGTCAGCGGCGTGTTCGCTTCCCAGTTGATCTTGTCGAGATTCTTGTAGCGCTTGCCCTCCTTCAGTAGCTCAGCCTTGTTGGTCTCGAACGAAACAGCAACAAACAGCGCCTTGTCGATATCACCTTCACAGGACGGATCGATGATCACGTTCTGCGGATTCATCACCTCAACCGTAGGACGGTTCTCGATGATCTTCTCGATCTCGACTTCTTCCTCGCCGGTCTGCTCGGCGTAGGTAGGCTGGCCAGTTTCCTTGTAGAGCTTGACCGCTTCAATCACTTCAGGCGTCATCGACAGCTCGAAGTTACGCGGATCTTCCTCGCTCAGAGCCAGAGCTTGCTGGAATGCCTGGGCTTGCTCCTCGGTTTCCAGCGCATAGTGCGTGTAAACCGGAACCTTTTCCTTGACCTTGACGGTAGCCCGCTTCCAGCCAAGCCGAAGGATCGAAGTGCCCTCATCCACCGTCGAACGGACGTAGTCGTCGATCAGCTTGACCCGGTTGAGCTTGGTGCGGAACTGCCAGTTCAGGACCAGCTCGTTCTGCCGGGCAGCTTCGGGATCTTCGAAGCTGGTGGGCGAAACCTTGAAGATCTTGTTCGATCCGAGGAACGGTTCGGTCAGCGCCGAGTAGCGCCATTCTGCCTGACGGCGGATCAGCTTGGGCTGGACCCCGGAACGGTTCTTGACCCGCTTGGGCCGCACCGAACCACGCACATGCAATAGATCGGACCACTTCTTGATCTTGGTGATCTGCTCGTCATGCGAAGTCTTCGCATTCTCCAGGTCGAGCTTCAGCTGCCGAACACTGGGTTCGTTCTGCCAGTCCGTCAGTTGAGGACCAATCTCACCATTACGGGCAATCTCAACCATATTCTCGGCCTGTTCAAACAAGAGGGGTGCTTAGACTTTTCGACTATCTATCAGAATTCTGGGTCTGGACTGGAACCAAACAAGACTATTCCACGAACAGCACAGCAACACTGCCAGTGTGTTCAGCAACTCACGGAGCATGCTTGGTGTCCGGTACGGCCAGCCCTGCGTTGACCAGCTGGATCAGGAAGTCGGCAGCTTCGTCACCTTGCACCGCAGCTTTGGCGAGGCGGCCAAGGTCATATTCCGAGACGGCAACCAGTCCGGTAGGCTGGGTTTCACCAGCAGATGCTGGGGCACTACCAGACACGGCGGCAGCACTGGCTCTGACGGGGCAACGGTGATTGTCCGGGCGCACCCGGTTAGCAGCAATGTAGGCAGCAACAGCCCCATCAACCGCAGCGGCATTGGCTTCGTGGTGAAGAGTGACATCGTCAGCAATCCTTTGGCTCAGCAGAGCATTCTCGGAGTTGAGCCGTTCCTGTTTGAGAGTGGCTTCCTTGCTGGCCAGTTCCATCTTGGCGATGGTCTGCTCAGCCTTAGTGAGCTTGTCCTGGACTCCATCGAACCAGAGGAATCCATGCAGCGTGATCCACAGCCAGGCCACAGTAACCAGAAGCGGCAGACCCAGGATCAGCAGCAAGCTGTCCTTGATCCAGCGGATAGTGTCATCGAGGCGTTGAAACAGGTTCATGACTCTACCGTTCCATTGGCTTTGCCCCATTCCCGCACGGCAAAGGCAGCAGTGGCTGCCGTGACGTAGGCTGCTGCCGCAGTCATGTCGGGGACTTCCCAGTTTACGATCGGGATGATCATCAGGTTGACGACTGCGCCACCAGCAATCCCGATGCAGGTGACAGGCCGCCACCACTTGCGGACAAAGCACAAGACAACGTCCTGGCTGCGGAGGATGGCCGACTTCAGGCTCACTTACCGCTCCGATAGAGAGCAGCTTCAACCTGACGGCGGCGAACCAGACCAGGAAGACGCCTTCCGCCAGCATTGACCCATTTACCAAACTCGGTTGCAGCTTCGCTGAACTTGCCTGCCTTGTGCAGCTTGGTCAGTGTCGCCTTGGAGATTGCACCCGTGTTGTAGTGAAACGAGACCAGCGCATCGAACTGGTTTTGCGTGACCTTGGCCCCACCCAGTGCAGCGTTTACTTCAGCGACAAAACGCTGGATGTGCTTGCTGAACCGGGCATCACATTCTGCTTGGGTCCAGATAACACCCGGACGAATGTCCGGACCAGTCGATCCCCAGCCAATCGTCCACGGATCACCACCAGTACCGGGATCGGGGTAGGCTTCAAACTTGCCGTCAGCCCGCTTCTTCGCGCAGCCTTCGAACTGCTTGATCATCGCCTCACCCTTGGGGCTTAGCTTCATCGCCGTCATGCCGGTTCTCCTGCACGCTTACGGATCAGCAGCTCCAGACGAGCCAGGGCATTCCAGGCAGCATGAGCTGCATGGAGCAGGTTGCTGTCAGCATCGAAATCACCTTCGATCACTTCCTTGACAATGTGCCGGGCAAGGGCGTCACCGTAGCGGTTGATCCCGTCGGGCACGGATTCCCAGCCATGCCAGGTGTACTTCCTGGCTCCGAACGAGCTGACTTCAGCGACAGCCGAGACAGCATTGGGAAAATAGCGCAGCACGCCCCGCATGATCTCAGCCTTGCCGGCATCGAGCTTGGCGCCGGGGGAGTGGGCATCGACCCCGTTGGGATCGAGTTCGAGCTTGGTCAGGCTCATTTCTTCAGTTCCTTGAGTACCAACGAACCACACCGGATCCGGTCGACTTCGCCCAGAGTCCGATCGTAGATGATCGCTTTCATGTCCTTGTAAGAGCGGTAGCCTTCGTGGCGGTGCCACGAGTCATTGGCAGCCAAGGTCCGGTGAGTTTCTACCCGGCAGCCGATGTAATCCTTGACCTGATCGTGGTGAAAATGACCGCAGTGCCAGACCCGTTCTTCGGCATCGGCCCAGTCCTGTTTGGCATCGGTAGCCATGATCATAGGCAGATCAGCCAGCTTGGCTCCGTCACCGTGGGTCGAACCAATCAGCGTCACCCCGAAGCGGTGATAGTAGAAGCTGCTTGGCTCCAGCTCGACCTGAACCCGAGGTTCATTCGAGAACATTCCGCTAAGAGCCAAGGACAGCATGAATGCCTGATGCGGATCGTGATTGCCCCTGTTGTTCCGGATAATCACCTTCTCGTGCTTTTCCAGCAGCCGGCGAATACAGCGAACCATGGCCCGGAAGCCAACCTCGGCAATCAGCGGAAAGCGGCCATCGACATCGAGCGCATTGCCGCTCTGCGGCGTGCGGTTGCTGGAATTATCAGCATGGAAGAAGTCACCGAGGTTGAGCAGCAGGGCGACCTTGCTCGACGGTGTCCTGGACGAAAGCCAATCTACCGCAGCAAAGGTCACTTCTTCGGCAATCTTGAGATTGAAGTCTTCACCAACTTCGCGTGCC